GAATGATTTTGTCGGCGGGGAGTCTGAGCGTCCCGCAGAGGCGGGTGAAAAACGGCGAGCGGATCATGGCGATGGCGCTGATCTGGTGGAGCTTCATTTCCTCGTTTTTGTTTTTGCAAACAAAGTCCAGCTTTGCATCCACATCATAAACGGCTTGCAGGATAAACGCGCACATCAGCTTCCGCGCTCCATCGGCCAAGTATGGCTCGTCAGATGCCACCCTCGGCACGCTGGGCAGAGATAAATCCTTAGCTTCTTTTTTTTGTTTCTTCTTGAGTGCTTTACCTTTGTTCTGTAGGTCGCCGCGAGTTTTAGGGACGGGTAGCGGTTTTTCCCGCCGCACTTCTGGAACTCCGTTTTCATGACTCATTTCCCTGCCCTCCTAGCGAACTCCGCGATGAGGAGAGCGTCCGCGATCGCGTGCGTCACCTTCAGCGTCGGGAAAAGCTCCTGCGCCCGGCGCTTCGAGACATTCTTATCACCCTTGGTGAGACACCCCATGGCCTTCTGCCATGCCTGAGGCCGCACGCGCTCGTATGGCACCCGCAGCGCGGTCAGAACCGCTTGAAGGCGTCCATACCCCTCGCCGAAGGTGAAAGCGCTTTTAACGCCCATCTGCGGGCTGCTGTGGACCAACTCCAGCACCGCCCGAGGTTCTGCCAGCGAAATGGCATCGCCGAGCAGGTCGATCAGGTCGCGGTCGGTCTCAGGCATTTTGTGTGCCCATGGGTCGCCGAGGGTTGGGATGAATGCGATGCCGCCGGACAATCCGGGGTCTATGCCGATGTAGAGTTTCATGATTCTTGGAGTTGGGTGAATTTGGCGATGGAGCCGTCCATGTGGACCGGCACCGCGTGGCCGCGCTCGCCGTCGCGGTTCTTGTCGAGTGAAATGAACGATTCGTCCCCGTGCTTAATCATCCACACATGGTCCGAGTGCATGCCGATGGCGCGGGATTCGCGCAGTTTGCCGTCCTCGTTGAGTTGGCTGGCCGTGGCGACCGCGATGTTGAGTTGGAGCGCCAACGCCTTGAGCCGCCGGGTGATCTCGCTCACATGCTGCTCCCGCGTCTCGTTCGACGCCATCGCCCGCAGGTGGACGAGTTGCACATAGTCCACGATCACGAGGTCGGCTTGGCCCTTGCCCGCGAGGTCACGCGCCGAGGCGTCGATTGATTCCATGTCGGTGAAGCCCGACTCGACCACGAGGCCGGATTGGGAAATCAACCCCGAGGCCGCATTGAATTTCGCCAGCATGTCCTTGTTGACCGCGCCCTTGGCGCCAGCGATGCGAAAGACGCCGACATTGAATCCAGCCATGTGCGACACCATGCGCGCCAGCACCTGCGTCGCCGGCATCTCCAGCGAGAAGACCGCCACCTTTTTGCCCGCCAGAATCGCCTGCACCGCCATTTGGATCAGCAGGATCGACTTACCGCCCGAGGTCGGCGCGCCAATCGTCAGGAGTTCCCCACGCTTCACCCCGCCATTCGTCACGCGGTCTAGCCACTCGATCCCTGTGCCAAACGCCTCCGCCGGTTTGTGGTTCTCCAGCTCCTCCGTCAGCTTGAGCAGGAGGTCTTTCGTCGAAACCCTCGGCCGGTCCACCATCATCGCCGCTTCGGAGAGAGCCAGCGACACGCTCGCGATGTCCCCCTCCTGCCGTAGAAACGCCCCCTCGGCCTCCCGCACCGCTGCCAATGCCCGGCGATACCTCGCCGCGTCCATGAGCGTCGAGCGGTAGATCGCCGCCGTGCCCGGATCGCTTGTGCGAATGTAATCCATCAGCCGTGTGAACTCATCCAAGCCGCCAATGGCATCCAGCAGCCCCTTCTGCTCGAGCTTCGCCTGCACCGCGAGCGGGTCGGTCTTCATGCCGGTCTCGGCCAGCTCCTTCGTCGTGGCCAAAATGATTTTGTGCGCCTCCGAAAAAAACAACTCCTCCGGCCAGGACATCACGCGCAGGCACTCGAAGTTTTGCAGGATGCACGAGATCGCGGCCTTTTCGGCGGTTTCGTTCATTGGCACGCTCGGGAGCATCGGGATAATCTTTGCGCTCGGTGTCATACGCAGGTGGGGAGGAAGCGGTCGCAAGACCGCTCTTTATTCTTCTCTTCTCTGGTTACAGATTTGTTACGCTTGCCCCGTAACTTTTCCGTAACGGCATCGTTACCTCGTTTCTTGGCCATCCGCAGGGCCGCAAGTGCTCTGTCTTTAGAGGTTTGGCTGTTGTGCCGATCGAAGTTCACAAACTCGATTTTGTCGCCTTTCACGATCAACCAACCGCATTTTGCCATCGCTTCGTCGAAGGTCGGCGTGTGCGTGATTTCGCGGATGATGCGCAGTGCCGTAACGCCCGTTACGCCGTCAGCGTAACAATTCCGTGACGCCCAAGCCCACACCTTCACGAGCTTCCCAACCACCGCATCGAGGTCTAATCCGGTGTGCTCGGCAATCGCCGCCACCTCGACCTTCTCGTGCAGGTGGTTCTCCACCTTTATCCATTCACCGGCCATGTTATTTATTCTCCTTCATCAGTTTGATTTGTTCCCAGCGTTTCACCCGGCGCTCAAAGTTCTGCCACCGGATGTATTCCAGCTCCCCCATCGCCCCGTCGCGGTGCAGGAGGTCGGCAAACCAGCACCCTTGGGCGGCCATACTCCAACCGGTTGTGTGGATGTGATGGCGAGATTCCAAAACCTCCCTCGGCCAATCGCGGAGACGCCGGCGCCAATAGCGATGCAGATGCTCGTTTGGGAGAGTTCCAAAGAGGTCGAGTTGAGTCATTTCCTACCCTTCATAATGTTTGCATTGCGCTCGATGTATTTCCGCACCCGCTCCATGTCCGCCTCGGCCTCCGCCTGTTCCTCGAGGCCGTAGGTGTGCCGGTAGTTCGGCAGCGGCTCCCCTCGCTGGATGCGCGGCCCGATCGGGCAACCGTTGGCGCAAATGGCTAAACGGAGGGTGATTTCAGGGAGCATAGGTTTAAAGAATTGGCGCTCTGGAAAAAATGTAGAGGCGCGTATTTGGATGCCATGGCCCCGGATTCATTGACTGCAATACGCAGCCGTGATCTTCGGCAAACTTTTCAGCGAGTTGCAAATGATCGCCATAAGGTTGCGTGATAACGCTCCTATCTCTTCCAATCTCTATGCTTCCCCAATGATCCCAGAGCCCCTGATAATCCCGGTCGTTTATGAAATGCATCATATGCGACTCTCCCTTTTGCCACTTCCCTTTGCTGATCGCTGTTTTACGAATTAATGTTTTAAACCAGAGCGGGAAATGATGATGCTTGTAAGTCGGATTATATTCTAATACAGCCGCATGGCCTGTTTTTGGTTTCATAATTTATTTGCGCGTATCCACGCCGCGCCCCGGAGTGTTGAATCAGAACGGGATATCGTCCGTCTCTTTGGCAGCCTTGGCCTTCGGCGCTGGGGCCGAGGATTTGGGTGAAACCCATCGCTCGAGGGTATTGAAGCGATGGCCGGCGTCGGCTCCCTCTTCCTCGCCAAGAACGACCGTGGCCGTCTTGCCGATGAAATCCTCGGGCTGCACATCCACTTCCTCCCCTGGCACCACGGCGAACCCGCAGGCTTCGCGCACTTGGTCGATCTTCCACCCCGCTTTTTCGGTGAATGTCAGGTGCTCGTGGACTTCCGGCCCCTTCGCTCCCTCGCCGATCTCCACGCGGCAGATGAGTTTGATCATGGGGTTCCCCGCCTTGGATAGCTTCTCCATGGCGTTGACGATTTCGACTTTGTAGGTTCCCGGCTCTACGAAATAGACGGGTTTCGGTTCGGATTGTTTGTAGGTAGGCATATTATTTCTTTGTTTTGATTTGGCGGAGGGTTGTGATCGGTGCTCCGGCTTTCACCGCGGACTCGTCCACCTCCACGCCGGCATCGGCGCAGAACTGGCGAAATTTCTCGGCGCTCATTTTCCCGCCCAAGGCGAGGATGAGCGTCTCTTTGCTGACATTGGCGGAGGCCCGAGCGATGGCATCGGCCTCGACGAACTGACGCCCCGCGCCAGTCGTGACCTTCCAGCCGGGGATGTCCTCACCAGCGGCGAGGCGTTCTTTCAGCGCATCCATCACCGGCTCGGCGATTTGCTTCTCGGCGAGTTTCCAGTTGGCGGCGAAGGCCGAAAGCTCGACCGGATTGGCGAGGATTTGGTCGCGGATCTCGGCAAGGGAGGTCTCGGACTTGACCAACGCCAGCGCCTCGGAGGATTGACGCACCAAGGCCCGACACCCGTTAGCATGAGCGCACCAGCCGCAATACTCATTTGGCGTCGGCTCCGCCAACCGGCTCGACGCCTCGGCGATCGTGTTGCTGACGATGGCCTCCGCCTGGTCGCGGGTGAAATCGTAGGTGCGGCGGAGTCGCTGATCGACATAGATCACATGGGCCGTCCACGAGTTGGCGAAATGCTCGACCATGCAGGCGAGGGCGTAGGCCGCGAGCTGCTGGCGGTAGTTCCGCACTTGGCCGCACTTGATGTCGGACACCCATTTCGCCCGAACGCATACCGCGTCGGCCGTTCCGGGTTTCGAGAGGCCCGGCACCTCCATGCCAAGATGCTCCTCCCGAGTTTCCACATGGTAGCCGCCCGACAGGGTGCGGAGTTCATCCACGCCCCACCGCGCCACAGCCTGATCCTCAGCGGCAAGGCCGTCGTAGGTGGTCGGATCGTCAACCAAAAGCTCCCTGATAGCCTTGTCTAGAAGCGTTCCACGCTCGGCTGCCGCGCTGGTGCCGGGTGCGCTCGTGTAAAGCGCGCACTCGGCCAGCTTTGGCAGGGAACTCGGACTGATCTCCTTTACCACCAACTCTGTGACCTCTGTGTCCTTTGTGGTTAATCCGCTCACGCTGCCACCTCCATCTGTGCGGCCTTGGCCTTGGCGACCAAAGCCTCGGGCCGTGCTACGATCTGGGCGCGGAGTTTCGGAGCCGCGTCACGCCATGTCTGCCCCTCGGTCAGCGAGCCATTAGCGAGGAGGAAGGCGTTGACGATCTCCTCGTTGTCCTCGAGCGTCGCCACCGACTCGCGGCCGATGATCTCCACCGCAGGCGCCGAGGTTTTGGCTTTCGCCACCGGCTGGAAGAGGTGCGCCACCGCGCTCCACTCCATCGGAATCTCGTCAGGGAGGCCGCTGCGGGTCTTTGCGTCGTAAGCGGCGCTGTGCGTGGTATAAATCACGCGCTCCTTGCCCCCGATCCCCTTGGCCTTGCCGCCGTCGTTGGTCACCGATTTCGTTTTGAATCGGAAAAACCAGAGTTCATCGGCCCACTCTTTCACGAGAGGCGAGGATTGCTTGGAGAGCTTTAGCTCGTAGCGGTCGTAAGCGGCCAGGATGTCCGGCGGTTCCGTGCGCTGAACCTTCGAGTGAGCGATAACCACCACATTTTTGCCGCACTCGATCAGGCGATCCAAGGCACCGAGGAACCGGCTCATCTTTTCGGCCGCCATCACCCAGCCCTTGCCGAAACCGAAATCCTCGACCGATTGCTTCTTGTTAGCCGCCAAGAGGTCTTCCACCGCCAACCGCTCCGCCCAATCCGCCGAGTCGATGACCACCGTGCCGTATTCCGTTTTGCCCACCTCGGCGATGCACTCGCCGAGTTGCTTCCACGAGTCCACCGCCACGCGATCCACATCGAGGTGCGCCGTGCCGCCCTCGATGTCGAGGAATAATGGCTTGGGGAATTGAGCCGCAAAGGTGGATTTGCCAACGCTTTCCAC